CGGGCACACATGCCAGGCATGCGGTATGGACGGCAATTCAGTCGATCACATAGTGCCACGCAGTGCAGGCGGTACTGATGAGGACTGGAATCTTCAGACATTATGCACATCATGCAATTCTTCAAAGGGTGGGCGGTTTTTTAATAGCACACCGACACCCCTGACCCTTCCTGGTTTAATTTCCCCCTTAAACGACTCAAGAAGCCACGAAAATGACTGAGAAGGTCATAGAAGGTCACCAAACGACCGCAGAAGGCTTAAACGGGCTTCAAACGGTTTTGGGTAGGGACGCAGACCTGCAAATCCCGCTAATTGGCGTACAAACCCCCCGAATTCACACGCCATTGAACGATTTACCTTCACGCGGCGGCGAATTGATCGACTTAGCCACTGACCTGGGTATTGAACTCATGGAATGGCAAAAGTTTGCGCTGATTCACACGCACAAAGTCAAGCCTGACGGGCGGTGGGCTTCACCAGTCAACACGATCGTGGTCGCACGCCAAAACGGAAAATCATTCTTGCAGCTGATTAGAATTTTGGGCGGGCTTTTCCTATGGGACGAAAAATTGCAGATCGGTTCGGCGCACCGCTTATCAACGTCCCTGGAACAATTCAGGGCAATGGTTCAAATGATCGAAGGCAACGACAACCTGAGAAAACAGGTCAAGAAGATTCGTTGGCAACATGGTGGCGAGGAAATCGAAACTCTTACAGGTAATCGGTTCATTGTGCGCGCGGGTGGTTCGGCTGCTCGCGGTGTTTCCCGACCTTCAACGATTCACCTGGACGAATTACGCGAAATGAATGACATTGAAAGTTTTGCGTCGCTTAGATATACGCTTATGGCTGCGGCGAATCCAATGGTCATGGCGTACACGAACGCAGGCGATTCGTCGTCAGTCGTACTGAACCAATTTCGCGATCGCGCGCTCGCAAGCATTGCAGGGGTCGAAGACGACATTGGCTATTTTGAATGGTCAGCACCCACCGACGAAATTAGCGTCGAAAATGCACGGCACGCCAATCCTTCAATGGGAACACTGATTCACGCGGACAACGTGCGAAGCGTTTTGAACGACCCCCCTGACGTGGTCATGACCGAAGTGTTGTGCCGTTGGGTTGTTGCGATCAATAGCGCAGTCGACGCGGCTTCGTGGGGTAATTGCCTGGATAAGACCGTCGACCTGGACATTGACAAATTGACCTGGTTGGCGATCGATCTTTCGCCGTGCAGAAAATTTGCTTCACTTGTTGGGGCGCAGAAAATCGGCGGGGAACAATTTGTCGTGAAGTTACTGCATACCTGGCAAAACGACTTGCAGCTGGACGACAAAGCAATTGCAAACGACCTGGCAGATTATGCGCGAAAGTATCCGACCGAATACGTGCTTTACAGTCGGAAAACCAGTGCAGCGGTAGCCGCCCGCCTTTCACCCGCTGGCATTCCCGTTTTCGACATGGACGCTGCTTACCCGCAGGCATGCGACGAAATGTTGTCGGCAATCAATTCAGGGCGTTTGAAACACCGTGGTCAGGCACAATTGTCCGAAGAAGTTTTGGCAGCGGTGCAATTGCGTCGTGGTGACGGCGGTTGGGTTATCGGGCGCAGGGCTTCACAATCGGTCGTTTGCGGTGCGGTGGCAGTTGCGCTTGCAACACACTTCGCGACACGCCCAGAGAATGATCTTGACATCATGGTGGGTTGATCGTATAAGCCTGACACAATTTGCACATGGGTTTATTTGATCTATTTGTGCCAAAGGTTGCGGCTGCCGTTCCAGCTGCGCCTTTGGACGTTGACGCTTCACTTGCGCCGTATTTTACTGAAAATAATAATTTCTTCCTTTACGGGATACAAAATGCCAACCGCGCTGAAGCAATGAGCGTGCCAACAGTTGCGCGCGCCCTGGGAATCATTCAAACAATTTCATCATTGCCAATGCACACACGCAATGAAGCAACAGGCGAGAAGGTGACGCAACCGCGCGTGATCAATCAGCCTGACCCACGAATCCCAGGTTCAACATTTTGGGCGTGGATTATTTCAGATTTATTTTTCCATAATTCTGCCTATGGGTACGTTATGGAACGGTACGCGGACACTGGAAAAATCCGCGCAATGGAACGCGTAGCACCTGAACGCATTTCAATTACTACAAACGCCAACGGAACAGAAATTGATTCTTACGAGATCGACGGCATGCCCGTTGATCCAACAAATTTGGTAGTTTTCCCAAATACGCAAGAAGGTTTGCTTGCACGCGCAGGTCGCACAATTAAGGCGGCAGCCGCACTTGAAAAGGCTTCAATGAATTTTGCCAATGAACCAATACCGCAAATGGTTTTGAAATCAAATGGCACATCACTTCCAGCAGACCGCGTTGCAAAATTGCTTTCATCATGGCGCACCGCCCGCAGCAACAAATCAACCGCATTCTTAAATGCTGACGTAACACTTGAAACAATTGGTTATGACCCAAAGAATTTGCAGCTGAATGAAGCCCGCAATTACGTTGCGCTTGAATTGTCACGCGCATGCGGTTTGCCTGCGTACTTTACTGATTCGCAACAGTCGAGTTTTACGTATTCCAACGCCTTAGACAAAAGGCGCGATCTCGTCGATTTTGCTTTTAGAAATTACATGTCCATAATCGAACAACGCCTTTCGTTTGCTGATTTCACACCAGCAGGCAACAAAGTCATGTTTGATCTTGACGATTTCCTTCGTGGCAATCCTTACGAACGCGCGCAGGTCTATGAAATCTTGAATCGTATCGGCGCAATGTCGATCGAAGAAATACGCGAGGAAGAAGACATGTTGCTATGAAAAAACTGATCACACCCATTGCAATCACGGCTGCTGATTCAAACAGTCGCACAATTACAGGGCGCATTGTTACATTCGAAGAAACTGGCAACGCGTCAATAGGTAAAGTGCAGTTTGCGAAGAATTCAATTGAAGCGACCCCGGTGCTGCTTAATCTTGAACATGACCGCACACGTCGCATTGGCAAAACACTTTCGATTCAATCAAACGATCAAGGCATTGACGCAACATTCAAAATTGCGGAAACAACCGCAGGCAATGACGCATTGGTTGAAGCAGCTGAAGGTTTGCGTGACGGTTTCAGTGTTGAAGTTTATTTTGACGAATACGAAACACTGAAAGACGGAACAGTGCGCATTTTGAAGGGTGAAATGACTGGTGTTGCATTAACGTCAGAACCTGCCATTCGATCAGCACGCGTTGCAGAAGTAGCAGCGACAGAAGGCGAAACAGAAATTTCAGATTCGACAATCGAACCTGAAGCACAACCAACAGAAGGAGAAGACGAAGTGGAAGACACCGTCAAAGACGCTTCAACCGCCGAAACGGTAGAAGCCGCCCAGTCAGTAACCGCAAACGTAAATGCTGCGGTCGGTGGTTGGACAACTAAGCCACGCTTAGAGTTCACCGCCGCTAAGTACCTAGAAAACACAATCCGCGCTTCATTGGGTGACGAGAATGCTCGTCAGTACGTTGCAGCAGCAGACGACACAACAGACAACGCAGGTTTAGTACCTACACGTCAGTTGACTGAAGTAATCAATGGACTAGCAAACACGACAAGAAGTGCCGTGGACGCGATCAGCCGTGGGGTCTTGCCTGACGCTGGCATGTCTTTTGAAATTCCAAAGATCACAACAATGCCAACAGTGGCAGAAACTGCCGAAGCAGGCACACCTTCAGAAACTGACCAGGCTTCTAGTTTCCTTTCAGTATCCGTCAAGAAGTATGCAGGACAACAGACATTTTCCGTTGAATTGCTTGACCGTACTTCACCGCTATTTTTCAATGAGTTATTGACAAACATGTCAGCAGCGTATGCAAAAGCAACAGACCTTGCGGTCTACACTGCACTTGCAAGCGGTGCAACAGCCGACGCAACAACACTGACAACATACCCAACCGCAGCTGAATTGCTTGGTTTTGTTTCACGCGGTGCTGCTTCAGTTTATTCAAACACACAGGGATTTGCGCGCAACATTCTTGCGAACACTTCACAATGGGCAAACCTAATGACATTGAACGATTCAGGTCGTCCAATCTACATGGCTGCACAACCTTCAAACGCAGGCGGTTCAGTTCGTCCAGATTCAATTCGTGGAAACGTTGCGGGACTTGATCTTTACGTCACTGCAAACGTACCGTCAGCAAATGACACTGACAAAGATGATTCAATGCTAATCATCAACCCAACTGCATACACATGGTATGAATCACCAACGTATCGCCTACGCGCTGACGTTATTGCTTCAGGTCAGGTTTCAGTTTCAGTTTACGGATACGGTGCAATTGCAACGAAAATCGGTGCAGGCGCATTCGGTATCAACAAGACCTGATAACTAACCCCAACTAATCATGCGGCGGGTTCTCCCGATCTCGCCGCAGCCGATCGAAAGGAAACGGACATGCCAGTCATTGTTACTGCAAGCCAATTGCGCACGGTGCTTGGCGTGTCCGTTTCACTTTATTCAGACAGTTACCTGGACGAAATTATCAACACCGCTGAAGCCGTTATTTTGCCCATGTTGGTTGCAAACACTTCAGCCGTTAACGCGTACAAATTAGAATCAAATACTGCGTATTTTTACACCGCCCGCGAACACCATTTTGTTGCTGGTCAGTCAGTCATTGTTGCTGGTCTGCCTGCGCCATTTACTGCAACACATACCGTTGTTACC